CAGGCAGCAAAGCTCAGACACTGGAAGGTTAGATTACAAAACAATAAGTTGAAGAGCGGTGAACTAGTCTGGATGTACGAGCAACTAAAAAGTGACAAGGCTATGGCACTAGGAATGCTAGAATGGGCTGAACGAATAAAAAAAGAAGTTAGTGACCCAAAGGTAATGATTCAACTCGGCAAATTAGTGAACGACATATTTAAGTCTTTGCACGGCGAAAAGATTAAGATGCAATCAGTAAACATAAATGTTAATGCTGGTGATTCATTGGCTAACGAGATTCTTGATAGAGTTTTTGACCGTGAAATAGTAGATGTTGATAGTAAAGTTGTTGAAGGTGAAAAAGATGAGTAGAAACTTTGTTTATTTAGAGTTCACAGACGAAAAAGTTAAAAACGAGTTCGCTGAAAAGATTCGTAAATTTCTTGGCAAAGGTATTAACGCTGTTTGTATTTGTGAAAGCAAGGAATAAAATTAATTAAAGGTAAAGAAAATGATAAATAATATTATGAAAAATGTTGGAGAATTACCTGCAATAAAAACACCTAAGCCTAAGTTTGAAGTACCTGTTGAAAGAACTTGGACTGAAGAAGAAATAAGAACAGCTTTAGATAAAATGATTGATGATGTTGAGTGTGCTATGGGAGAAGATTGTCCTACGGATGAAGCATATCATAAAGCATTAAATGATGTTAAAGATTTATTATTTGGTGATTAAAGATACTAATCAATGATAACAATGTTTAATCAATTAATACTTTAAATAATACAGTAATCGTGTATATTAATAATAAGAAATGTATATTAGTATATCATTATTATATATTCGTATATTGGTATATTGTTTATATATAGTAGTATAGGTTTTTGTATAATAGTTTAAGAAAGTTTATAAATAAAAAATGAAATTAGGAATGTTTTTAATAATAGTAATGTTAGTATTTATACTTAACATAGTAGTATACGACGGAATACTTATACTAATCTCTTTTTGGGCAGTAACGGTGTTCACAATAGTTCAAGTATTCATAAAATGATACCAAAAAAGACTATAGAAGAACTAGTAAAACACAGAGTAGGACGATTCATTAACCCACCAAACAAGGAATTATACGTTATAGACGGTGAAATACTTGTTTATTACATATTAAGAGAAGAAAATAAGGTTTACGAGAAACTAACAATAAAATGAAACGAATAAGCAAAGAAGACTGGAACAAGATATACAAGATAAGAGACGCCTTCAGCTACAAGCTCAGAGGAAAACCATTATACAAAAAACAAAAACTTTTCAGCAACGCAATAATAAGAAGCGTAATACTACAAAAAGGAGAAACACTGCTCAGCCAGTGGACTAGACAATTCGGCAAGACTACGATAGTAGTAGACACAGTAGCATTCCTAATCAACTTCTATTTCCCGATATGCAAACGATTCGAGATAAATACTACACCATTCTTCAACGTAGGATTCTTCGCACCACAAGAAGAACAAGCAAAAACTGACATGAAACTATTAAGAGAAACTCTTCATACACTAAAACGTTTAGGAATGACTTATGAATACTTAGAACACAGTGCCAACACTATACACATAGCTAAAGGAGTATATCCTCCTAGAATGGTATATGCTTTTACTGCTAGCCCTACTAGTCACCCAGAATCAAAGACCTTGAACCTAATTATATTAGAAGAGTCACAAGACTTAATAGACCAACAAATCAATAAGGCGATAATGCCTATGGGAGCAAGTACTAATGCGACTAATGTATGGATAGGTGTAAGCGGTTACCAGAAATGCCAGTTTTGGGAGCTAAGACAAAAACTTCCTGATCCTAATAAGATTATAGTTTCTTATATAGAGGCCTTAGCAGAACAAAAGGAGATGTATGCATTGACTAAGGACCCTTTCTATCTTAATTATAGAAAACACATAGAAAAACGTATACGAGAGATTGGTGAGGAATCTGATGAGTTTCAAACTCAGTATTGTATGGAATGGATGCTCGAGAAAGGACAATTTATTACTTATGAAGACGTTATCAAGCTTGAAGCCGATTACGATATCATGGAGTGTTATACTAAGCACGTGATACTGTATGCAGGGATTGACTGGGGTAAAATGCATGACTCGACTATTCTTACAGTAGTTGATGATACTGGTCACATTGTTGGTTGGCATTCCTGGATAGGAGACGATTATAGTAGTCAAATAGAGGAAATAGTTTTCTTGTTAAGAGAAAAATATTTGGGTGTAAGGCATATCTGGTGTGATGCTACTGGTAACCAGGACATGGGAGTAGATACTCTTCGTTCAGAGCTGAGAAAGACTGGTATGCACTGCATAGTTGAGGGTTACAAGTTTAGTGCTCAATCCAAGGATTACATGTACAAGAATCTTTCTAGGCTTATGAAGGACAAGATGATGGACAAAAAGGTTATAGAACCATCGTTTCTTAAGATTCCTTCTCAGGACACGATGAAGAAAGGTTTTACTATTCTGGACAAGGAGCGTTTTATTAAGCAGTTTTGTGACTTGCAGAAGGATATTAAGAATAACTTGTGGCATTGTGCTCATCCTGATGGTCCTAGTTATCATGATGACTATTGTGATAGTCTCGCATTGGCTTGTCTTGCTTTTAATGTTGTTCAGTCAACGTATAGGCCTGTATCTAATCTTAAATAGTATATTATATATGAATAGTTTATAAATAAGTATAATTTAACACTTATTAATATGGTAAAACAAAAAGTGCAACCCCCAAATTATAATATTATTAATATAATAAAATGTGTGATATAAAAAAGTGTAAAAAAGAAGAGGACTACTGTTTTTTAGGCCACTGGATATGCGAAGACCACTGGTTCCAGTACTGTGATAAAAAGATAGACTTAAAAGATAAAGATATATATAAAAGGAAGTAATATATATAAGTATTAAAAAGATTTATAAACGAGTTCTAAATAAAACATAATATACTACATTCTGATACATTCACACCTAGTTTTAACTACAATAAAAAGGTAATACTAGAATGGGAATATTCACCAAGAAACCAGTAACACAAAAACGAGTCTACAAACCAGTAATAGCAAAAGGAAAGGCTACAAAGCCCATAACTGAAGCATTCAAAGGACAAATAAAACAAAACAAAATCAAGTTCCCAAAAGAGTTAGGAATAGAACACCCATTCGACTTCGAAATGACAGAGAATGTTTACAAAAAAGTATTAATAATAATGGGTATAGTAGACAAATACGTCGACTTCATAGTAGGACAAGGATTCTACGTAAAAAGCAAGAAGAAAAAGGCATCAGACTTAATAACAGAGTTTCTAAGAGAACAAAACTTCGACGTAATACTACGTGCATGGGTAAAAGAATCACTCATTAAAGGAAATGCTTTTCTAGAACTAAGTTATGACACGAACAAGTTTATTGATGCAATGAAAGTCTTAGACGCTAAATACATGTATGTTGACAGAGACAATGAAGGAAACCTGGACGGATACAAGCAATACCTAGGAAAAGACTTAAAAGGGTTCACTAAAACAGAAGTAACCGATTTCAAACCAAAAGAAGTAGCACACTTATTAATGAATAAGATAGGTGACAACGCTTATGGCTACGGAATAATTGCTACTGCACTAGTAACTATAAACAATTTATTACAATCAGAAAAAGACTTACACACATTAATGAGCAGAAAAGCGAATAGTCCTTTACATGTAAAGATAGGTGATGTAGCTGCTAATATGATGCCGACAAAGGAAGATATTGACGCTGTTAACTCTGACCTTCAAACACTTACTAATAAGACTGAATGGGCAACAGATGCTAGTTGGGACATGAAAGTAATAGATTTCGGTAACGTAGGTGACAAGTTTTCATTCGTATTAGAAAACGATATAGACATGTTAATATATGGATTACAAGTTCCAATGGTACTCCTGGGAAAAGGAAACATTCCAGAAGGACTCGCAAAGGTACAAATGGATGCGTTCCAGAGAAACATTCAGTCTAAGCAATCAGAAATCGAGAAAGTTATCGAGACACAAATATTTAAGCCAATACTTTTAGCTGCTGGTTTAGACGTTCACGTAGAATTCGAGTGGGGTAGGCCTAGCAATGAGGAACGAAACGAGAACATCAAGATTATAACAGAGTTATTAAAGACTCCAATGATAAACCCTGGACTACGAACTGAACTAGAAAGTCGTCTCGCAATGCTTATGGAATTAGACGAGAAAAAGATTGAGGACGGAGACGAGGAACGAGAACAAGAAGAAACAGAGGAGACTCCTCCGTTACTACAACCAAATGAGTCACACAATCACGATATAAAGGAATCAGTTGAGACAATAGACGAGTTTTATGGCAGCACTAACACTATCAAGGAATGGGTAACAGTAGACTTTGACGAGTACACTAAAAAGATTATTGAAGCAATAAGCATAGACAAATTCGAGTTATTAGCCGGTACAGACATTGAACAATTAAAAGCTGGAATGTTCACTCCAAAACAAGTAGAGAGCTTGAGAACAGAGTTAACAAAGACTTTTAAGAGTAATGGTAACATGAGACAACTAGCCAAGAATATCGAGTTAAACGTTAATCCAGGAGACCTTTACAAGATGAAGGAAGGAAAGGTTTATCGTGACAGTAATGGTAAAAAAGTTTTATCTATAAGCAAGGAATTTAGACCGATGAACATTGCTAGGACAGAAGTAATTAAGGAAGCTAATATTGGTCGTAACGAGTATTATAAGACTAAAGGTGTTGAACAAGTCAGGTGGGTAGCAGGTATGAGTGAAAGGACTTGTGATGAGTGTATGTCTATGGACGGTACTATAATGAATATTGATAACGCTAATCTTCCACCACTACACCCAATGTGTTTTATTGATTCACAAGTACCAATATATACAAGTAAAGGATGGAAACCAATAGGAAAAATAAAAATAAATGATTTAGTACTATCACACAAAGGAAAATTTAGGAAAGTAACAAGCCTTATTCAACCAATGAAGTATG